AAGACCACGGCGACGGCTGGTGGCCATACCAGTCTGATGACGGCGAGTCGTCCGTTTGCAATGACGGTTGCGAGTATCCGTATTCGTGCCCCTACGGCGTCCCCGGCGATCAGCTTTTGGTGCGGGAGACGTGGGCGCGAGACGACGAAGACGGGGCATTGATGTACCGCGCCGACCTAGGCCGCAACGCCGATGCCGATGCGTGGGAACAAGGCCGCATCGAAGGCGTTCCGCGCTACCGTTGGCGGCCAGCTATCCACATGCCCCGCTGGGCCAGCCGCATCACGCTCGAAATCACCGGCGTGCGCGTCGAGCGGTTGCAGGAGATCAGCACCTATGACGCGTGGGCCGAAGGCATCCCGGGAGCCCCGCCGCCGGGCGTCACCGTTGACCGCATCGACGAGTTCGTACGGTGGTCAGACGGCGTGATGCGCGATGACCCGAAGGCGGCCTATCGCGCCCTGTGGGAGCAGATCAACGGTCCCGGCTCATGGGACGCAAACCCGTGGGTGTGGGTCGTCCAGTTCCGTCCATTCCACGCGGCGGCGGTGTCGCCATGACCCGCTACGTCCTCCTGAAGAAGTTCGAGCAGCTGACCGGTTACACGGAAAAGGCGGTTCAGCGCAAAATGGAGACGGGCGTCTGGCGCCAAGGAATCCACTACCGAAAGGCGCCGGATGGACGTGTGCTCGTTGATCTGGAGGAGTTCGAGCGATGGGTCGAAAATCAGTCACGGGAGGCGTCAGCGAGAGCAGAGGACGCTGCCAAATCGTCTTTTACTTCCAGGGGAAGCGGTATCGCCCCACGCTCAACCTCACCTTCACCCCGTCGAACATCCGGGCCGCGCAGCGCATCAAGTCCGACATCGATCGACGCATCGCCGACGGCACCTTCGACTTCGCAGCCGAGTTCCCAGAGTACCAGCGCCTTGCAGGCGTCCCCGGCCTGACGCAGCGCCGCCGCCCTACTTTCAACGACGTCGCCGACGACTACCTCGCCAGCCTCGAAGGCATTGCGCACAGCACCAAGGTCGGCTACACAAACGTGCTCGCCGCGTTCTGGCGCCCGAAGATCGGCGCCCGCTACATTGACGACATCCGCTACTCCGATCTGAAGAAGATCGTCGCCGCGCACCCATGGTCGTCGGTGAAGACGCGCAACAACTACCTGTCGATCATGAAGGTCGTCTTCGAGTTCGCCGTGGCCGACGAGATCATCCCGCGCAACCCCGCCGAAGCGCTGCGGTCCGTGCGCCACCAGAAGCCGGTACCGGACCCGTTCACGCTGGAAGAAGCCGAGCGCATCATCGCCGGCATCCGAGAAGACTGGGACGAGCGATTCGCCGACTACATCGAGTGGCAGCTGTTCACCGGCTGCCGCCCCTCCGAGACGATCGCCCTACGTTGGGGCAGCATCGACCTTGCGCAGCGTACGGCCTCGATCGACGAGGCCCGCGTTTACGCCCAGGACAAGGACACGACCAAGACGCGAACCTCGCGCCTGATTGAACTGAACGGCCGTGCCTACGCGGTGCTGCAGCGCCAGAGGGCTGTCAGCCAGCTGGCCGGCCGGCATGTGTTCCTGCGGGCCGACGGCCAGCCATGGCACGACCTGCAGGTGCAATGGAAGCGATGGAGCTCGACCCTGAAGCGCCTCGGGATCCGGTACCGGAGGCCGTACCAGCTGCGGCACACCTCGGTGACGTGGAACCTGCTTGCAGGAAAGAACCCGCTATGGGTGGCCGACCAGCACGGACACGGCATGGGCGTGTCGCTGAAGGTCTACGCGAGGTGGCTGCGCGGGACGAGCGACGCGGAGATCGAGCGCCTGAAGCGTGCGCTCGACGGCGAAGTGATGGATGCCCAAGCGCTGGCAAATGCGCTGGCAAATCGCGGGTAACGAGGGGATTCCAGGGGAGAGATCGACGCGCGTTTCACTCTAAGGCGTTGATGCACAAGATGGCCGAAATGGGTTCGAATCCCACTCTCTCCGCCAGGAATTTCAAGAAAAATCAATGTGGTCATGACTAGCGCTGAGGCAGCGCTGGCAAATTGCTGGCGAATCGGTAATCACGCAACAGCAGATCACATGGAGCCTACCGCCGCCGCGCCCTCGTAATCTCCCGGTCGATCGCGTCGAGCCGCTCGATGCCTGACAGCAACCGCGTCACCAGCCGCAGCGCATGATTTGCCATCATCGACGCGCCGATCACAGCCCCGATCCAGAGCCCGACCATGAACGCCAGCGCGACTAGAGCCCAGTGCATCCGGCGATCGCAGCTTCGAGCTGCGCCTCATACGCCTGCCTGAGCCGCCGATCGCGGGCGAGGCCGAGCACCAGGCCGTAGTCGTCGAGCGCCAGGAGATCCTGGTCCGAGAGCAGCGATGGCCGCCGCGGCGGATCAACGAGGCACGGTACCGGCACGGGCACCCGCACCTCGCGCGGGATCTGCGGCACGGACGCGCAGCCTGAGAACCCGAAACAAAGCGCCGCAACAATCCCGGCAAACGAAAGTCGGCTCATTGCGCCAAATCCTTCCGCACCACTCTCGCCGCCTCGGCAGTAGGACACTGCCCGCCCGGCCGAGAGCCAGCCATAACGCGCGAGAGCGCCTCCGCCGACCTCGTTGCTACGTCAACCGCGCCCTGGGCCTCGCGACGCGCCACAGCGCCACGGCGGGCCGCTTCCTGCGCCTTGGCTTCGAGATCCGCAACCGCTGCCGCCTGCCGATCGTGGGCGGCCAGCAGCACGGCGTAGGATGCCTGGCACCGCTCGAGTGCCGCCCGCGCACTGGTCGCCTGAGTCCGAAGGTAGGCGCCGCCGACCACCATGACGAGGACCGCGCCCATCGCAAACCATTGGCCGAGAGAGGGGCGCAGGATCATGGCCGACCCCAGCGAATGATCTGGATCGCCGCTATCAGCACGATCTCACCGGCGACGCGCAACAGTAGGTACAGACACCAACCGAGCACGATCAGCAGCACGATGTAGCTCATGATCGCTGCGCACGCGCGGCGGCGAATGTAGCGCAGCCGGTCAGCAAACGTCAGCCGAGGCCGAGGCATTGCTTGCGCTCCGCTTCGCGGCGGATGATCAGTCCGTAGCAGTTGTTCGCCCGAATGGTGCAGTCCTTGCCCGCCGCCCGTGTCCACATCATCACGGCCTCGCAGCCACCCGCGTAGTCACCCGCGTTCCAGCGCCGCACGATTGTCGAGCTGCAGAACGCAGACGCGCCGACGTTGTATGCGAACGAGACGGCGAAGTCCCACTCGTGCTGTGCGAGCGGCACCTTGACGCAGGACCTGATCGCCGCCTCGAACTTGTGGACGTCTGCGAGCGTGCGCTTAAGCGCGGCCGGCGGCGTGGTGCGATCGCCTAGCTTCACGGGCGACCCATCCAGGTTCGTGGTGGTTCCGAACCCGATGGTGGGCACGTCGCCGGGGATCGGGATCACGGCGCGGTCGGTGTAGCCTTCGTGAAGAGCAATCCCGACCAGCCCCGCGCCACTAAGGGAAAGCGCGGCGACTATCAGTCTAGTCTTGGGGATCATCGCGCCTCCGTCTGCAGCGAGCTATCCATCCATGGTGCTCGGCAATCGGCCTGCCGAACCTCTTCCAAATCCATTCGAGCAGCAGGCACAGCGTGTAGACGAACGCGATCATCGCCGCTGCATCCGCCCACGATGCCACTCCGAACGCAGCAGCCCATGCGGTGATGATCTTCACCACGGGCGAGCCTACAGATACCGCGTGTTCGTCCCTGGTCATTGTGCGCAGCCCTCCATTTCAATCGACGAAAAATTACGGCGCCGCAAGCCCGGCAGTGAAACCGCTCGGCGCGGAATAGTTGAGCAGACTCGGGTCGGTGATCAGCGTGACCTGCACGTTCCCGTTGACGTTATCGGTCGAGAAGATCGGCGCGCTATCCTGGCCGGATGGCATCCCGGCGAATGAAGCATTCGTCCCGGCTGCCGGGTCGCCGCTGTTGTTCCATGTGCCGTTCTTGCCGACGAACAAACGACCGTTGTCGACATCGAGCGCAAACATCAGCACATCGCTCGCGGCAATTGATGCCGGCGACGATCCGCTAGACCACCCCCCGCCGGTGAAATACGATCCGTTGCCTCGCCAATAGGCATGCGTTCCGGCCAAGGGCGACGACGCGCTGGCGATAGCGTCCGACGTGCGCCTGATCCCGACGAAAATATCGGACACGTCGTCGAGCGTGTCGACCAGCATTTCCCAGTAGAACTTGCCGCCGACGCTTGTATTCAGATCGTTCAGCGTACAGCGCACCATCTCAAACGTGGACCCAGACGCCGCAGCGGTAAAGTCTGCGCTGCTCAAAGAGATCCCAGTCGTTTTGTCGAGCGGATTCCATGTCGCCCCGACGCCACCACCGCCGCCGCCGGAAACGCCTGCGGCAGCCCCAAGCAGCGCGCCGCCCAGCATCATCGTCGGGATCATGTGTCGGTCTCGGCATCAGTGGTGATGAACAGAACGATGCCGTGCAGCCTGGCATCGATATTGAGCGTATCGCCGCCGCTGCCGGTATCGCGCGAGATCCGAAAGAACACGACATCCTCGCTTGCTGGAGAACCGGCAATCGTGATGGCGCTGGACTCCGGCCCTCGGTACAGGTCATTCGCAGTGCCGCCCGTGTCTGCGCTAGTCTGGGCCGTTCCGAACGCAGCGGCGATGCCGTCATCGTTGCTCACAGCCAGCGCCTGAAGCGACCAGACAACCCCGAACGACGACCCGCCCGAGGCGTGGCTCCAGATCGGAACGAAGGTCACAGTGCCCTCGTTCCACGACTTCGGCATAGGGATCGAGAACTGGGCGTATTCCTGCGTCGTTTGGTCAAAGTCGAGCGTGACGATGTCGGGTTGGTTCGATGCCGACGCAATCGCGGCCAGCGCCGCGCATCCGCCCGTGACGCTTGGACGCATCGCGGCTGCCATAACCGGCACCGCATGCCTGCCGATCGTGCCAGCGCCCGTTCCGACGCTGCCGTGGACGCCGTTTGGCCCGGCACGGTGATCCTCTTCGACCGTTACTACACCGCCGGCCGCCGTGAGCTTGTAGGCGCGAGCATAGGATGCGGGGTTGTTCCAGTTCGTCGTCGCCGTGCTGACCGTGATAGCGCCATCGGCCCGAGCGACGACGACGTAGTTGTCTGCGGTGTTTGTCAACGTGAGCGTGCCGTCCGCAACGGAGAACCCGCCCCATCGACCGCCCCAGTATCCCCACGTCAAGCCGGTCGTGACGGGATGCCGCTTGCCGTAGACGGCCGCGAAGTTGATGGCGTCGAAGTTCTCGTTCATCGGCACCTCGGGGCTCGCCGATGCAGCGATCGTTTGAAAATTCATGGCCTAGATCACTCCTTGCAGGACATATCCCCGGCCAACGACCGACGAGATTTGATAGACGCGGACCTCGACCGGATCGCCGGGAGTAAGCCCGTCTGCGGTTTGCTGCGCGGCCGTGTATTCGGCCGTCGTCGACGTTGCCAGGATCGTGCGCAGCACGGTCGGATCCGATGCGTCGCTGAGAATGTCGATCTCGTACCGTTCCTCAGACTCGCCGAGCGGGATGCTGATGCCGAGCGTCCCAACAATGCGCACCGTCATCCGAGTGCGCCGCAGGAACGTGATCGACAGATTGTTCGATCCGTCCCGCGTACCGCGCAGATCAACCGGCGCAAACGGCTTGCGTCCGATTGCCTCGGCGGTAAACGCTTGCGATGTTGCGCTCGCCAGTGACCGGCCAAGCGTGACCGCCTTGTAGTGCCGCTCGACGCCGAGCTGCGAGTTCTCAACCGGCACGCGGCGCATGCCTTCCTCGCGCAGCAGGACGAACCGCTCGGCCGACTCGTGCCCGGTCATCGCCCATTCTGTGCCGCGGCAGCCGCGGATCAATCGCCGCAACGTGTAGACGCCATCGGAGACGAGCGTCGCCGTGATGAACTGAACGATCTCGTCGCCGATCAGCGCCGCGTTCACCGTGCGATTGCCGAGCACCAGGTCGCGCGTGCTGCTGGCGAGCGTTCCGTCGCCGACGTTGACCGTCACCGAGTTCACCTCGTCGATGATGCGCGGCCCGGCCCAGTCGCCGAGCACCGTCGAACTCGTGCCGAAGACTGCCTGCTCGAGCACGGTCGCCTGACGCACGAACGTCGAGTCGTCCTCGGAATCGAAGATCGCCGCGCCGGGGAATGTGTCGCCCGATGCCGGCTTTGCCGCCACGTAGATGCCACTATCGTCGTCGGAGTCGCGCAGGATCGGGATGTCGAGCAGCCGCATTGCCGTAGAAATCGGCGCCGCGACTTCCGTGCTGCCGGTGTAATCCAGGCTGGTGATCCCGAGCGAGTCCAGCGCTGTCGGCTCATCCAGCACCAACTCGTGCTGCAAGATCGGGAACGCGTCGCGCATCCTGACTGAGCGCATGCGCAGTGTCGACCCGTCGCGCGTGGTCGCCGTCACGACGTCGCCCGGCTGTAGCAGAGAGTAATGCCCGAGCAGCGAAACCGGCGCGCTCCACCTCGATGCGGCCTGGTCGAGCAGGTTCGCATCCGCTACGAGCTTGCCCTCGCTCGGAGTCATGCCGATCTGCAGGTCGACCGTCTCGACGGACTGTTCCAGCGTGGACGTCAGGCGGTCGCTCGGCTGTGCGTCGGGCTCATAGTCCTTGTCGATGTTGGCGAACGTGACGACCAGCTGCGCCGGGATCTCGATGTCGCTGCGCTCTCGCAGAGCGATCGGATCATCGTTGCCGCTCGACCCAGGCTCCGCTGCGCCCAGGTCCTCGAATGGAATCGTCGCGGCCGACGCACTGCCGCGCGGGAAGAATCGCAGCTTGTCGTCCGCGACGCTGTCGAAGAAGTAGACCCCGGCCAGGATGTCGATCACCGATGCAACGCTGGATATCTGCGCCACCGGCAGACACTTTACTCTGCGAGTGATTGACGACAGTTCGGTCACATCGAACTGTCCGGCAGACATTCCAGCGCGCAAGCATAGGTCGTTGACGACCTCTTGCACCGTCGGCGGATCGTCGCCGAGCGTGGCGAAGCGGATCTCGCCGAATCCTGCGACGTCCGGGCTGTCTGCATCGACGCGGTTCAGGCCCCAGACGAACCCGCCGTAAGCCGGGATATTCCCGCCAGCCCAATCGGTCGAGACGTTCGACACCTCAATGGATTGCTCAAGCTCGCCGGTGTCCGGGTTGAGGTAGCCGAGCCGCGAATAGCTGGTGCCGTAGTTATATCCGCGCTTTAGGATGATTCTGTCAGCCGTGGCGTCATAGCCGACAATGCCGCCTTGCCAGTAGTTGTCGTTCGCCACGTCGGACGTATTGAACGGCGTCGCATTGACTGCCGAGATCGAGTCGTCATCGCAGTCGAGCCGGTACAGGTATTCGTAATCGTCGTGCAGGCTGAAGAAGTAGATGCAGTTCCTCAGCGGGTCGTGCGCCCAGTATCCGTTTGTTCGCCCAAGCGCCGGTTCGTAGCCGGTCAAAGTAAGGGTGACGAAGCCGGACTGGCTGATCTTCGTGACTACGTTCGGGTTCTGCAGCACATAAAAAACGCTGTTGTTCGTGTGGGTCGAAACGTGAGGCGGATTCGGAACTGACAGAATCCCTCCCGCATACAGCACTAAGCCAGGGATGCCGTCGTTCGATGAGTGGATCGTCTGCCGGAAATCGCCCTCTTCGAGCAGAATCAGATCGTTCGCCTCGTCGATCGCGGAGATCATCACGTCCGTGGCATAGGTATCCGAAAGCATGCCCTGGATCGTTCCGAGAAGCGTTTTCGTGGCGATGTCGTACACAGCGGTCGTGCGTAGCCCAGATGGAATCCTGACCTGGGTGTAAAACTTGCCGTATGCGATGCGGGCGTGTTGTGACGCGTTCGAATTCGCCTCAATGTTGTACCCGGCTGGCGGATCGATGAACGTCCACGTTTCTGTCAGCAGGTTATAGACCGCAACCTTCCCTGTTGTGCCGACGCCATTCGATCCGAGCGTATAGGCGGTCCAAAGCTCCTGCCGGGTCGGGTCGTACGCGATCTCCTGGGCGATATTGAATAGGGTGCTCGTTCCCATCCCGCCCCACTCGCGCTCGATGATTCCCGTGGCCCCGCCGTCAATCACGACCTCGAACAGAAGGTTGCGCATCTGCCCGGACTGACCGAGGTTCAGCCCTTGAATGAACACGGTGCCGCGGTCGCGATATGCCGGCGCATTGTCGACCGCGGCGGCATATGTCGGGTCGGGCAGTTGATCCGCCGCTCCGGTGTAGACCGTCATGCGATCCCACTCGGACGTTTGACCGCTGGCGATCAGCGACGCAACCGGAGCATCATCAGCGACGTGGTAGATCAGTTTGCCGGAGTTCGAATCCCAGACGCGCGTGACGCCGACGATCGGAATGTCGGTTAGGCCGATAAGCAAGTCGACCTTGTACGTGATCGTCGTCGTTTCGGTCTTTTGCCCGCCGCCCTTGCCATTGCGCTGCGTGGTCGTGTTCGAGATCGGCTGCCGGTCGGAGTTCCACCAGACCTGCCCCGCGATCGGCACGGTGCCGCGCGCATAGGGGATCGCCTGCCCGTAGTCGGTTCCGACGATCTTGAGATCCATCAGCGGCTGCGATTGCCGCTGCGTCTTCCCGCCGACGAGCGAGCCGAGCAGCGACCCGGCCATGTATCCCCATTGCGCGCCGGCAGGCCCGCCAATGGCGAAGCCGGCGGCAGCGCCTGCGACGCCTAGAACGATCTGCGCCATGCTATGCAGGCTCCGGGAATGAGTAGGCCTCGCAGAAGCGGAAGCCAGCGCCGAACATGAGAGGCGTCTCGATCACGCGCGGATCCGGCCCCGCGTTGCTGGCGTGGATGACCGACAGATGATGTGTGCCGCGAAACCTGCCGACCACGCCGACATGCTGCGGGTCGCGATCGGAGATCAGCAGAACGACGTCGCCTGGAACGATCTGCGAGTAGTGGATGCGCCGCAGGAACTCGCGACACTTGCTGCGCATGTGCATCTTCGTCGGCACCTCGGGATACGGCAGGACGTCGAAGCCCGCCGGCCACGCGCCGATATGCGCGCCGGTCAGCACGACAACGCCGACGCAGTCGATGCCCACGCCAGGGACGCGGGCAGCATGGTGGAACGGCGTATCGATGAGCGTGCGCGCGAACGCCTCAGCCCGGTCACGGTAACTCGACGACACCGCCGAACCCCTTCCGATGCGGCTCGCCGCCGAAGTTGTGGAACTGATTCGCGACCAGCGCCGAGAACTTGTCGACGCAGTCTTCCTCGAATCGCTTGCGGCAGCCGACGATCGCAATGTATTCGTCGCCGACCTGGACCGCGCTGAACACCGGCAGCGCGAGCGTGAACGTGCCGTCGGCCGCGTAGCTTCGCACCTTGAACGGGACGCCCTGATTGTTGCCCGTGGTGAACTCGATCGATCCCTCGCCGAACCAGTCGGCGGCCTCGACCCGGCCGGAGTCCCGGAAAACCCGATTGCTCGTGACTCCCGTCAATGTGCCGATGACGGTGAACGGACCGTCGCTGCTGTCGAGATCGATGCGGCAGCGGCTGTCGCCGAGACGATAGCGGCACGTCTGCGAGCTTGCAGATCCGACCTTGTGCTGCAGGTACTGGCGAAGGTCGCGCAGCTCGATGACGATGACTCCGTCGCGCAGCGTGCTCTCGCCGAACCGGCCCGACATCAGCGGCAGCTTTCCGTCGGCGACGTTCTCCCAGTTGTACCGAAACAGTTCGAACTCGGCATTGCGCCAGAGCCCGTTAAAAATCTCGGACGTCGAGAAGATCGTCCCGTCGTTCAGCGTCGTCAGCTCAAGCGTCCCGACGGCGGTCCCGACGGCCGAGACAATCTCGGATACGTCTAGGCCCGGAAACGCGTTGTAGGTGACGCCGTCGACCGTGTCGGATACGTCGTGCGACGTGCACGCCAGCACGTAACCATCGCGCCGCGTGACCTTGAAGCCCTCGGCAAGCGTCGTACGACCGCCCGCGATGTGCGACTCCATACCAGCAGAGACGGCCTTCATTCCTCGCGCACTTCCATCAGCATCACGCGCGGACCGGCGAACAGGCGCAACTCAGCGGCCCCGGCGATTTCCAGATCCCAGTCGATGTCGTCGTTCTCGAAATGAACCGGGACATAAGTGCGCCCGGACCACGTCACAGCGGTTGGATCTGGATCGGCCGGAATGATCACGACGCCCGTCTCGTCGTCGAGCGTGTAGGTCATTTCCTGAACGCCGTTGATGTAGAGCTTGAAGGACGCCGCTTCCGGGCGCGTGATCGTGCGATCGTGCGTGCGCGTTCCGCCCGGCGAAGTCTTGCGCGAGACGAGGCGGTAGGTGTTGTCGCTGGCGTCATAGTTGATCGCCCGCCCATAGGCCGTCGAGATCACGCAGTCTGCCGGATCGTGCACCAGGAACCCGGACGCGCCCGCATCGGTGATCTCGTACAGCGCCTCAAGCTCGCGCCATATGTCCAGCGATAGCGGCACCGTGCCAAACTCCCATGACCGCAGCGAGTTCGACCAGAGCACATTAATCTGCATGTGCCCGCCGATGTTCTGGCCGCGCCGGTTGCGCCGCTGCAGCTTGCCTCTGACGGTCGCCGACCAGAGCCGGTTCGGTGCGATGACGTCGGATAGGATCGGGATGCTCATGCTGTGTTTCTTCCGAGTTCACGCTGGAATGAACGACCGGCTTCGACGCCCGCCTGCGCAGCGGTTCGCCGGTCGACGTTGCCGCCGAACGATTGCTGGATGACGACGTTGATCGGGCGCCCGCCGCCCTGCGCGTTCTCGGCGGCCGTGACGACGCGCTCGCCCTTGTGCAGTTCGTACAGCCCGGTCTTCGGGACGTAGGGCGTGCCGGTGTCGAATGATCCGAGGATCGCGGCGCCAGCGCCGACTAGGCCGCCCCCTTCGCCGCCCGAGGAAGCGCTGATCGTCGCGGCGAAGAACTCAGCCGCGGCCGCGATCGTCGTCGAGAACACGGTGGCCGATGTAGTGAGCGCCGTCGCCAGCGTGGTGCCAGCAGTAACAGTTGCAGTCGAGAACGCCGTGGCTGCCGTCGCAATCGATGCGCTCGCAGCTGCGGCTCCGGCGACGCCTGCGCCCGCGCCTGCCGCGCCACCGTCGGCCTGCCCGCCACCGCCGCCAAAGATCGCGCCGAGGCTGCCGATCAGATTCCCCGACTTGACGCCCTGCGCCAGCGGCCCGGTGATCTGCTCGCGCACGAATGCCCGATTCAGGTCGGCCGAGATTGCCGTCGCGAACGACTTCGCGTCGAGCTTTCCGGTCGTGAAGAAGTCCGTCAGCGCATCCTCGGTGCGCCGCAGCGCGCCGCCGATGACATCCTCGAAGGTCTTCGAGACGTTGCGCACCTCGTCGATGTAGTTCTGCAGCGCCTCGTTCGCGCCGTTGCGCCAATCGGCCTGCAGCATGTCGATCGCCGCATTGCGCTCGCGATAGAGCGCGATCTCCTGGCCGTATGTCTGCTCGGCCGTGCGCAGGTAGGTGTCGAAAACGTCCTTCGTAATGTCGCCGCGCCGCAGTTCGGACTCAAGCTGCGCCCGACGCTCGGACAGACGCGCTTCGATTTCCGCTTCGCCACTGGCGCGTTCGCGGAACTGAGAGCCTCGCCCGACGCCCGCAATCTCGAGCGCATTGCGCCGGCGGATGCTCTCGATGTAGGCGTCGGCCGCGACCTGGGCGTCGATGTAGGACTGGCGGATCTTTTCGAGCGCCGCCTGCTCCTGGATCGAGTTCACGCGCAGCGCAGACGCCGCATCGGCCTGCACCGCCGAAAGTTTCGCCGTCGCCTCGGCGATCTTCTCTTGGTTCTGCAGCTGCTCGGTCGCGGCATTCTTCCCGGCGAACGTCTGCCGCTGCAGGATCGCGATCTCCTGCTCCAGCGCCTGCGCTTGGGCCCGCGCGTTCAGTTCAATGAACTGCGCCTTGGCCGCGAAGTATTCGCGTTCCTCGATGAGCGATGCGGCGCGCAGTGCAGACGTGATCCGCTCGGCCCGGGCGAACTCGGCGATCTGCGCATCGCTCGACCGGCGGATCGCGGCGAGCTCGGCTTGCAGCTGTGCCTGCGCGATCTGGTCTCCGGCCCTGTCTTCTTTCGGCTTCGTCTCTTTGCCGCGGAAGTTCAGCTGCTGACGACCACCCGAGCGCGGCTGTGGACCGACGAAATTCGCCTGCCCCTGCTCATCCTGCCGCCGTTGTGCCCTTGTCCGCTCCAGCGCCTTGCCAAACGTATCGGCGTTGAGCGTGTTCTGGATGTCCTCTTGCGCCGCTGCTGCCGCCGCAATGGCCCCGCGGAAGTCAAGCGACTTCAATCGCTCCGTGACCGCGAAGAACGCGGCGATCGACTTGCCGGCGACGGCGAAAACTCGCGCGACGCCGTCGGCGGAATCGATCAAGAACGCCAGCGCGGTTGCCGATGCATCTGCGAAGTCGCGCACTCCGGTATTCCTGCCGAGATCGCCCGCAGCCCCGTCGGTTTCTGTGAACGCTTTCAGCAGGTCGCCAGTTGCGCCGACCAGGTCCGAGATGGCCGGCAGCATCTTCGTCGCGATCGACTGCGCGTACAAGCCAATCTGCGCCGTGAGCACCGCCTGCCGATCTTTAAGAGCGTCTGCCGCCTCGATCTGCTGCTGCGTAAGGATGACCTGCCGGCCCGCCCCGCTCGCCAGTTCTTTGAAAAACGGCAGCAACTCGGCCCCACTACGGCCAAGCAGCGCCTGCGCGGCGGCCGACTTGGCGGCGCCGTCCTCGTACTGACTAAACGCCCTCGCGAGCGCCTCGATCTGGTCGACCGGCTTCAGCCGCTGAAACTCGTCGATATTCAAGCCGAGCGCAGCAATGGCCGCGCCGGCAGCCTTCGATTCGTCGTCGACCCCGGTCAGGCTTTTCGCCAGTCGAGCGGACGCCTGCGAGATGACGTTCAGGTCTGTGCCGCCGCCGCTTGCAGCAACGGCCAGGCTGGCGACTGCTTCTGCAGAGTCGCCCATCTTCTCAGCGAGATCCTGGAAGCCCGCCGCCTTATCGACCAGCTTGTCGATCGTTGCGACCGCAGCGATCAGTCCGGCGCCGGCAGCCGCGGCGATCCCGAGCAGCGACGTGCGCAGCACCTTCGCATTTTCTGACGCCTTCTGCATCGCGTCGCGCTGACGAAGCGCCGCGTCTGCAGCCTTCAGCTGCGCATCGGAAGCCCCCCGCGCCGCCAGTTCGAACAGTTTCGACTCACGCGACGACAGGTTCAGCGTGCGATTCTGAAGCGTGAGTTTTTGCACGTACGAATCGATCGACCTCGAGGCCGACGCGCTGGCAGTACGCTGCCCCTTGCCGAGTTCGCTGATCGACTTGCTGGCCTGCGCCATCTGCGCGCGAAAGCCACGAGCATCGGCGATCAGCTCAATCGTGCCGCGACCGATCACGTCAGCCATTGCCGCCTCGCTTCTTCCGCTCTCGCTCCGCGATCTTGTTCATCGTCGTCAATGCTCCGTCTTCCAGAACGCGGATCGATTCGAATGTGTCGGCCCAGTCATCAGGGCCGCCGCCGTAGGTGTCATAGATGGAACGCAGGACGTTGTAATCGAGGCCGACCGCGCCGGCAGCGCCGACCCGCCATTGCGTCGACATGCCGATGAAGGTCTGAACGGCCAGCATGTTGTCTGGCCATACCTCGACGGCGCCCCATTCCTCGGCTTCGCTCCCCGTGACGTTCCAGTATTTCAGCTCCGCCGCTGACGGGCCCGGCGTGTATAGGGCCCGCGCGACGGCGATCAGTTTTTTCTGCGGGCTCCGAGCAGTTCGTCGATGTAGCCCTGGTAGATCGCGACCGCCGATCCGCCGTAGTTTTCGAGCAGGAGTTCGGCGTTCTCGCGCGTGAACTCGTAGTCGAGATCCCAGCCATCGACCATTTCGAAAAGCGTGTCGATGTCCGACTTGTCCTCGCGTGATCGAGAAAACTCTGCCAGTTGTTTCGTGGTGCGATGCTTGAAGGTAAACCCGACCTTGATCGGATCCGCGCCCGCGACCGGGATCGCGATCTGCGCCCGGAATGTCGGGTCTACTGCGAGTTTCAGCTTTGCCATGGGTGATCCGGTTGAAGGGAACCCGCGCGAGGCGGGCCCCTATGTCGATGGATTAGGCCGAGTACCGGGTCGGATCGCCTTCCAGCGAGAACGTGACCTCGACGGTCATCAGTTCGTCGATGTTCAGGCTCGGCATCTTCTGCAAGGTGATCAGCGCCTTGAACAGAAGCACCGAGTTATCCGGGAACGTCACGCGAACAGCGCGCGCCGTGCGGTCGTCGTTCGCTTCCTCGGCCAGCAGGTAGCCGGCGAGTTCCGGGTCGTCGGCCAGCGTGATCGAGATGCCGATCGGGCTCTTCGACGTCGGGATCCGGCGCTGCGTGTCGTCTTCCAGGAACTGAAACGTCAGGAAGTTCTGCTCGCCGCCTTCCGTTGCCACCTCGGTGATCTGCTGCATCTGCGTCCAGGTCAGAATCTCGCGCGCAGTGCCGACGCCGCCGCCAGTGGGATAGCGGGTCGTGCTGGTGCTGTTGATTCCGAGCAGGGGAATGTTGTTGCCAGACGGGGTGCCCGCTTTCACAACGCGATTCGTGAGCCGCGACCAGCCTGACGTCAATTCGAGCAAGTCGCTCGAAGCGAAGCCGTGCGACGCGCTGACGGTTGCGACTGCAGGATTCGCATTGCTGACCGCATCCATGTCCGTCTCGGGACCGTAGGACGAAGCGATTTCGACGATAGAGCCGTTCGGGAGTTTGAACGCGCCGAGAACAAGGCCAGAGCGAGCCATGTAGCCGAACAGCGCAGCGTGAGCCATCTCGGCGATGGAGAATACAAATGCGAATGCAGACGCCAAAAACGATTTCATGAGGGATCCCTTTTCAGAGCTAAAAGACCCGCCGAGACGGGCGAAAAAAAACCCGCCAGGAGCGGGTCGGTGATTGCCCTCGCGGGCGTGCTGCACATGAAAAAGGCCCGCGCGATGGCGGGCCTCTTTGCTATTCCGTGGTAATGATCAGTCGTCGTACCAAAGCGAAAAGTCTTGCATCGCTCCGTAGAGGTCGGCGCCGTTCGGCCCGGCCTTCGCTTCGAACGTCGACATCGCCGCGCCGAGCACCGACGTTGCAAGCGTCGTGTTCGCGCGCATCGCATCCTCGACCAGACGCGCCAGCGCCATCACATTGTCGCGGCGAGCGCCCCAGCAATTGATCTGCACGCGGGCATTCTTCTTCGACGGCACATCGCCCGACAGGAAGTTGACCGCCTGCCCGCCGACCTGCTGGAACGTGATGCGCGGCAGCAGATGCGCTTTGTCACCCGGGACGATGTCTCGATACACGCGACTGTCGACCAGCGTCTTCAGCGTCGAATAGATGGCCGTTTCAAGCGACATCGCCGGCCTCGCGCCTGACGACTTCGATGTCCATGCCGCCGCTCAGAACGATCACGCGATGGCCGCCGAACGCTTCGGACAGGTTGTCGCGGATCGCGGCTAGATCGTCGTCTGGAAGGAATGACGGGATCTTGCAGACGATCACGTCATCAGGCCGCAGCGGGATCACCTTCACCGCCTCGATGATCGAGCGCAACGACTCGGGATCGTGCTGCTCTGTCTGCGTGATGACTAGCCCATTGCCCCTGCATGCCGTGCAGCGGATGTCGTTCACCGCACCGGTGCCGCCGCATTTCGCACACTTCCTGGCGCCCATTGCTTACCCTTCCAGCAGTCGCTGACGCATGCGCTCGTTGCCCTCTTTGATTGCCTCATCGACGCGATCAAAGGCCGGGCGAATGAACGGCTTCGCAGGAGCGCGCGACGTGCCGAACTCAAGCAGATGCCCGTGCGGCGCCGTGCGCTTGTTCCATGACACCTTGTACGCCTTGACGCCCGTCGGCGACCGCTCTGGCGAATAGACGCGATAGATCGACGCCGCGAGGTTGCCCGTCTTGACGCCCATCCTCGGCGGCGCGACGTTGCGCTTCACCTCGTTGTAGATCACGCGCGCCATCGCCGCAGCGCCCGAGAAGATCACGTCGTCGGACACCCGCTTGCTGAACGTTCCCAGCGACGCCTGCAGATTGCCGGATAGCTTTGTCTCGACCTTGATCATCCCGGCCTCACTTCGGAGCACGCCAGCGTCGCCCAGTCGCGCCCAGACTCGGGATCGTCGAGCACGGCCTCGACGTGGAACGTGCGTCCGTTATGAATCACGCGCATCGACGCCTCCAGCCCCGGGCGATACCGAATGCGGATCGTGGCCACGATGCCCGATTGCCGCGCGTCGCCCTGCACGTATTCCTTGCCAGAGACCATCCGCACGTCGGCCCAGACGTCGCCGATCGGGAGATACGTTTCTTCGACCTGGCCGTCGGAGTCATCCTGCTCGGACTGCAGCGCCTGCAGGGTGACGCGATGCCGCAGCGATCCAGCCTTGAGTCGTCTCACGGCAGCGCATCCCGCACGAACGCGAAGGCGCCAATGCTCTCGCGCCCCGCGTCGATCTCGTGACCGCTACGCTCAAGCACTCGAAATCCGTGCGAGCGCATCCAGTCGATGAAGCCGCGCTCGGTGAAGTAGTACAGATGCTCGCCCGGCCGATAGTGCTTCGACTGCCTGATCACGCCGATGCCAGGGAAGATCGGGACAGACACGAGCAGGACCGTTCCGAGTTCTATCTCGGCGAGCACGTTCTGCGGGTTTTCCATGTGCTCGATCGAGTCCCAGAGAGCAACGACATCGAAGGCTGCGACGTTCACGGCATAGAGCCCCGCGCGCTTCAGCGCCTGCACCGCCATCGGCATCAAGTCGAAGCCTCGCGCGTAGAATTCCGCCTGGCGAGCCGCAACAACGAACGCCCCAGTGCCAGCGCCGATGTCTAGCACGCTGCGCCCAGCGATCGCATGGCGCTTGAGCATGGCGATTCGCCCAGCGATCACGCGCGCCGCGATCTCTGACCCCTCGTAAGCAGATACCTTCTGCCAGTAAACGTCGTCGTACTCGATCCGGCCCGCCTGCATGTCTGCTTGATAGGCGATGCCAGCGGAGCGAATGAGCATCAGGTCGCCGTCGGGTGTGGCATTCATGCGCGCGATGTGCGGATCCATTACTCGGGCTTCCATCCGACGCACGCGAACGACCAGGCCAGGTCGCGCTCGCTGTGAATCACGTTGACGAAGCCCAGGTCGCGAACGATCTCGGCCATCTGCTTCGGCTCCCATGAGTGCCGATGCTTTCGGCAGTTCTGCGGCAGCCAGTAGCGCATCGCTGGATGCGGCAGGTACAGGAACAGAACGCCTCCCGGGCGCAGCTTCAATCGCCATGCGTCCAGGGCCGCGATCGGGTCGCCGAGATGCTCGAGACAATGGCTTGAGAAGATGAAGTCCCAGTCCTGCCCGGGAAGGTACATCGCGTCGACCTTGTAGATCAGGTCGACGGGCGTCGCGCCGGGTAGCGGCCACTTGCCCGCGCCGACGTCCAGCCCCTTGCCCTGGCAGAACTGCAGCGCCGTCGGCACGATGAACTGGCAGGCGTTGCCGTGCTTCAGATACTCCGGGAACAGTTCGCCGCGATACTCGTACAGGTTCAAGCCGCCACCTCGCGCCGGTCCATGATGATCGCCCGCAGCGTCGCGTCGAACGACAGCGGATGCTGCTGCCCCTCGATCGCCAGCCAGTCGAGCTCCAGCTCCGGTCGATGCCCGATCGGGTCGGCAGTGTCGCCCTTGCGCCACTTCTCGGTGACGTTATGCACGCCGCTCGTGAACCCGTCGAAGCCGGTGAGGTAGCACTCGGCGGGCTCGCAATCGAGCACGTCCAGGATCGCGGCGAATCCCGTCGTCGCGACATGCCGGCGCAGCAGATGAAAGCTGCGTAGGAAGCGATCGACGGGCGGCACCCATACATCGCCGAACCACCAGGATGCCCGGGCTCGGTGGATGTATCGAAAGTCGATACCGTTCAGCTTCCCGTGCCGGCGATGCCACGGCGAGTCGATCGGCTGGGCGTCCGGGACTTTGCACATCAGCAGCTGCACGCCGTCGCGCTTAAGTTCTTCCGGCGACTTGCGAATGCTCGACCCAAAGAATGAATAGAACACGTCGCAGCGCCGGCCCTGCGCAGCACCGCCGCGGTAATTGTTCACCCGGACGACCACATCATGCTCATCGACGAAACCCAGCCGGTTCTGAGTGCACGATGGCCCGCTGCCGACGATGGCAACGCGCTTGCCGCGGAACCGCTCCGCGACCTCACTGAAGGATACGAAACGCGCGGGCTTCATCACGGATTTGCTCATCGCTCCAGGTGTCGACCACGAACATCGACGTGTCTTTCGAAAGTACCTTGTGCGGCGTGATCTGGCGGATATACATCGACCGCCCTTCACGCATGCCCTTGTCCGACCAGACCGCCATCAACGGCTTGTCGAACCCCTCGGCCAGAGGCACGGCGTAGCTGCACTGGCCGATGACGCCGTCGCAGGCTTGCGCCAGATCGAGCACGTCGGTCACCGTCGTGCAGCCGGTCAGATCCAGACTCACGTCGAGAGAGTACAGTGACGCGCCCTTGCCGATGCGCACGGTGTAGCAGTCCGTGAACTCGCGCAGCACGAGATCGAATCCCCGCTTGCGCGGCAGCAACTCGGCGCCGAATCCGTCCGTGCGCCCCATCGGCACGCGGCCGCCGTGCACCAGCACGAGAGGCTTCCCGGCGGCGAACCGGCGCATCTCTTTGATGAGTGTCGGATTCTGGCATTCCCAGGTCAGCCGCATCGGCTCGACGGGAATCTCGGCGGTGATGCACACGTCGGCCCATTGCGTCGTGTCGGTGCATTTCTTCCGCGTCGAATAGTGCGCCAGCCGGTCGATGTGCAGCCGCCGAAACGGCTCGACCTTTACCGGCAGGCCGAGGAACACCTCCGGGTAGTCGCAGCAGACCGTGACTTGCTCTCCCGTCCGCAGCATGATCTCGACCGCGGCGCGCACGTATAGCGCGTCGCCGATCCCCGCCCCGCCACGCACGCGAATCATGCTGCCCGCGCCTCCATCAGTTCGTCGTCCAATGTGCCGCGCGCAAAGCACGTCAGCGCCGTCTCGCGCGAGCAGTTGATCACCGAGACCCCGTGCGACTTCGCGTACTTCGCGACGATCTCGGCCTTATACGCCCAGCTCTTGATCGTGCCGCAGTTGCCCATCGGCACCGGATGATCGACATGCCAATGATTCCTGCCGCCGGTCATCTGGCAGTCATAGCCGAGCAGCAGGATCCGCGCCGCTCCGGTGACGACCGCGACGCTGATCGCGTAGGTGCCCGAGTTGCCCCAGCCCGTCGGGAAGATCTCCCCCTTCGTTGCGATCACGCCCGGGACGCGCACGTAGCCGATGCGATGGCCTTCGAACTCTCGCATCACCCGGTCGCCGTAGTTCGACCACCAGGCGGCATCCATGGCGAACAGGATGTCGGCCCAAGGCGCCAACTCCCACGAGTTATTGACCACCACCGTTGGCAGGCCCGCAGCGCGGACCCGCTCGCAGTCCTCGGCTGTCAGGCTAGGGCCGCTGGCGATGCATGCGACCGTGCGGCCTTTCCAAAGACCTCGGAACTGCGCGAGGCTCATGCGAAGCCGAGCTTGACTCGGTGCGGGCGCAGCAGCGCCTCGACGCCCATCGGCAGTTCGACGGGCTGGCCTTCGATCACCGACTCGCGGTTCGCGTACCAATGCCCGAGCAGCAGCAGCATCGCCGTCCGAATCCCGCTCGGCATATGTCCCGCCGCCTCGGACTCGTCGCCGTAGCCGGCCCGGTATCGAATGCGCGCAACGTCGCCGGACGAAATCGTCGGCCACATCCCGACCGGGATGATCGACGCGTGCACATAGGTGTAGTCGTCGACGGTGTAATCGTCTGCCGTCAATGCCGCGTCGCTGCTGTCGTCGCTGATAGTGATTCCGATGATCGAGACGAACGGCGGATGCGGGAGTTCGATCCCGCCATCCGGCCAGGCGTCGAAGGCGATCTCGTAGTCTTTGACCGCCAGCGACAGCCCAGTAAAGTCCTCGCAGTATTCGCGCGCCGTCGAGATCAGCGCCGAGATCAGATCATCATCCGGGCGGCCGGTCACGTCGCTGCTGTCGATCGGGTCGACGCGCAGATGCTGGTATGCCTGCTCGAGCGAGATCGGCTCGACTGTAGGTTCGGCAATGACGCGCGCGCGGAGCATTATTCGGCGTCCTTCCCGTCTCGGCCGCGCTTGACGAGCAAGCGCCAGGCCGATGAGGCCTCGGGCTTCTCGGTCGCTGCCGCGTCGCGCTGCGCGATGAATGCCGAACCGCTGAACGTCACGATCGCCCCCCGCTGGTACGCTTGCCCGGGCTTGTAGACGCCACCGTCGTATGGCAGCGGCAGCGGGATCGTCCTGCCGACCATCTCTCCGCCGATCCGCATCGTTACCGTCAAGTCGCGCTCGTTCATCGACAAGTCAAAGTCCTCGATGCTCGCGCCGTCCTGCGGCTGACGCAGCGACGAGACGGCGCGATCGATTGCTGCCCGGCCAAGGTCGCCGGCCCGGCGCTCGTAGTCCAGGGCGTACCTCGCCATCTCCGCGTCGAGGTGCGGACGAATGTCCTCGATGGTTGCCGCCTTGGGCATCTGATCGATGACCCGCTGCAGCATCTCCTGCGAGCGTCTTTCAAGAGACAGCTCGATCTTGGCGACCTCGGCCGACATCAAAGGGCGCAGCACATCCATCATCTCGGCCGGGGATACTTGCGCTCGTGCAATGACCCGCTGCTCGACTTCCCGGTCGATGAGTTTTCGGATCGACTCGAGCGAGGGGGCGTCGCGCAGCATCGCGCGTAAGGCCTCGTTCTCCCGGGCCGATTCTTCGCGCGCCAGCGCCATGCTCGCCTGCACGGCCGCGACGATGCGCCGCCCGACCTCGCGGCCTGAGATTCTGTCGGTCATTCGCACTCGCTCCGCATCAATTGGCCAGAATCATCAACAGCATCGCCTGCTGCTCCGGGGGCAATGCCTCGAACTCTTTCCGCGCCATCACGCGCGCAGTGCCGCCCCCGCTCACGCGCAAACTCACGTGATGCACCTCGATCGGATTCTCCGACCGCGCCGTCCCGTGGACCACAGAAGGCGGCTGCGGCGGGACAAATGATCCGATCCCATATCCGAGCTTCAGGACTGCGCCAGCCGACCCGCTCGGCCCGTACCCAAGCGTCAGGACCGCGCCGGCGGTCATGTAGCACGCGTCACGCTCGACGGATTGGTCGCATCGTCATAGGTGAACGTCGCCACCGTCGTCGTGTGATCGATGCCCTTGAGCGTCTTGGTCGTGCCAGAGTTCGACGCTTCTCCGTGATGCGCCAGAAGTTCGAATTGCGCCTGCGCCAGCGTCGGCGCAGCGCCATTCGCCCGATAGCTTTCTGTGAGCTCAGTCGTGAGAACTGCCGTTGCGATTGTCGATGCACTTGGGATCGCGATTGCTCCGATCGCCGAGAGCACAGCATCATCAGCCGCGTCGAGCGCTGTGGATAGTTCCGCATTGGTCGGAACATCATCAAGACTCAACTGCAGCGTCGCAACCCCAGAAGCCGTCGCGAGGCCTGCCTGAATCTCAGCTACCGCATCAGTTGCTAGGGCAGCTGCAGTGACGGAGTCTGAGGCCATTGCCCCCACGGAAGCATCGATGCGCCCTGAGATGAGAGCCGCAGGGAGCCTGCTCTGGATGTCTTCGGTGTCGGCCTGGATCCCGTCCAACTCGGCCTGGAGAGTGGTGCCGGTGTCGACAAGGATGGCGTCGACGATTCCGTTGATGGTGTCTACGCTCGATTGCGTGGCGAGTGCCACCCCATTTACGCGCAGGCCCAGACCTGTGCCATTGCCCGTCAACTGAACCGCGTCGCCGTCTCCGCCTCCAGAAGTCACCTGCACCGCATCGCCAGTTGTTGAGTCTATGACCACGCCCGCGCCAGAGGTCGACCCGCCATTGATATCGACACCGGGACCTGTCGCACCGCCCGTCAAAAGAACCGCAGCGCCCGTGCCGAATCCCTGGATTGAAAGACCAGGCCCGTTACTACTGTTTTGCGCTATTTGAACCGCTGCTGCTCCAAACGCGCCAGACAAGTTAAGGGCCTGCTTCGAGCTCGGAGTGGCGATCCCTGCCCCCTCGTTTGCCGTCAAACGAATTGCGTCGCCTGACGTGTACCCGGCGAAGATGGAAATGCCGTTGCCTGTTCCCCCGACTTGACCGGCCTCGATAGCGATACCAGTGCCGTTTCCGGATTCAATTCGGACGGCAGCAGTGGCGCTTGTGGTTCCAGCGCGCGCGTAGAGCGCGCTGCCGGATCCGTGCCCCTGCAAGTACGCAGCATCGCCGTTTCCTCCGCCGGCAACAACGGTCAAAGCATCGCCTGATATGGAATCGATCGTTAGCCCTGCGCCGCTGGAAGATCCTCCGTTGATGTCGACGCCTATACCAGTCGCGCCGCCAGATATATCCAGCCCATCACCCGAGCCGTGCCCTGCAATAGTCACTGCGTTGGCATTGCCCGCTGTGGCTGTGATGTGCACCGCCGCTCCGGAAGTGGCTCCGCCAATAGCACGTATGCCGCTTCCTGTAGCGCCTCCGGTCGACAGCAAGCCGTGCCCGGACCCGTTGCCCGCCAACTGCACTGCGTCGCCATTTCCGCCGCCCGCGGTGATTTGCAAAGCGTCACCGGAAGTAGAGTCTACCGTCGCCCCGGCACCGGAGCTCGATCCGCCGTTGATGTCAAGACCGATCCCAGTTGCGCCTGCGGTTATCTCGAGGCCGTCGTTTGAGCCCTGCCCTTGAATCAGCATACCGCGAGCATTGCCCGCCGTTCCTTGTATAACAACGGCATCACCAGACGTTGCACCGCCGATAGCACGCAGGGCATTCCCGGTTGCGCCGGGAGTGAGGCTCAGCGCATGCCCAGACCCGTTACCAGTGAGAGTGACCGCTGACCGGTTCGCGGTCGTGCAGCTAACGGCCAAGCCATCCTGCAGCAAGACTTGCCCGTCAACAGTGACTGCTGGTCCGCTAGATTGGGTGACGCGCAGCGCCGGCCCCGCCAACCCCTCTGAACTCAAGTGCAACGCGTTGCCAGGTGTGCCAGATGCGATGGCCTTTATGCCGTGTCCGCCGCTGCTGTCGCCGCGCCCAACGATGCCCGACCCGCCGCCGACGCCGCTGGCGATGATACCGTCGCCACCTCCGCTACCGCCTGCGAATGATGCGCCAGCGCCTTCACCATTCCCTACCGCTTGAATAGCCGGCTTATCCGCCGTCGTGCAAGACACAGCGATGCCATCTTCGACGGCAAATTCGCCCGAAACAGCAAGCGATGCGACTTCAGTCGCTGCGTTTGTGCCCGCAATGAACAGTCCGTCGGCCGTACCCGGATTCTCCGTTGGGAGAGAAGACAGACCCAGATTCGTAGCTGCATAGGGATCAAATGCGACAACCTGCACCAAGAATCGATACGTGCGTACTCCCGCCTTGGTCAGCCGTCCGGTTAGATACCCAGGGGTGTCGAGTTCACCAGCGGTCGCTTCGTAGTAGTAGTCCCCGTCTGCAAGTTCGATCAGCGACCCAGCATGGTTTGCCTCTGCACCACCGTTCTTCGACAGCTTCAAGTCGCCCGAAGACAGCGTTATGCCTGTTTCTGGGCTTACGCCATCTGTCGCATCAACCAACACTATCGGAATGCGGCGACGCGCAGCAGTAGACTCACTCTGCTTAAGTAGCACTAGTTGAACCCTCGATTGAAGCGACCGCCTGTGACACTGTCAGTTGCTGGGCCAGGGGGGCCGCCTGTGAGTTCTAAGCGAATTACTGCCGCGCGATCAGCCACGATGTCAGCGACCACGCCTGTGTCGCCTCGCGCCTGCACCTGAACGATGCCGGAGCCCTCAGACGGGCAAATGTCGTCGAGAGGCATTACGGCTTCAACCTCAGCACTGGACGAACGGTGATGTTGTCGGCCAGCGAGTCCGGCGTGTATCGAATATAAGTCGTCTCGTTCGTCTTGTCCGTGTTCGTCCAAGCGCTGAAAGACGGTGTCGTTGCTGTTGACCTTTCGAACGTGCCGGTGGGTGTATCGGTATCGTCAGACACCAGCAGCCCACCTGAAATAGCGTCGTACAGATCAACTTGCAGCGGAGGAACGGTACCGCCGAACGCAACCGCATGCCGCCAAGTGAATTCCTTGTTCGTAGAATCAGAGTAATTCTGCGAGAACTGGAAGCGGTCATCCGTTCCGTCGTCGTCGTACGTCACAGTTATGGCATGGAGCCGAGACGGCACGCACATAACTCCGATCACTCGAAACTCGAACATGAACTGGATCTGCGTCGCGCCAGCCACTGCGCTCAGATCGCCGCTCTCATCAACAGCAGTCCACCCTCCACTGTTGTCGGCGATGCCTGCGGTCCGGTAATACATGCGGTACGGCTCTGTAGCCATGCCGAGGTTGACGCCACTGTCTCCGCCTACGATCTCCGAAGCGTTGGCCAACAACTTAGAGTATTTCGAGGCTGCCGTAGTAGAGAAGGCTGGGAGAATTACCCGCGAATTCGTTGCCGCTGCGTACTCCCAGTCAGCACCTATCGGAACAACGAACAAGAAGTTCGACGTGATAGCGGTGCCGAATGTTGCGAAGTAGCCCAAGCCTCCTTCCACCCACACAGTAAAAGAAGCGCCGCTGCGCGTGAGCGTAGGAGTAACACCGCTGTCTGCTGCTGATTGATTGATCTGACGGTTGTCGCAACCGATCTGGCGATTCATCGGACTGGAGTCCGTCTTGTACTCAGTCACGTAGTCGCGGAATGGCAGACCCGTGGCATTCACTGCCACCACGAACCTGTCCAGGAGGCCGGTGTATTCGATGCTTTGCATCAGCGAACTTACGGCTGAAGTAGATGCCCCGCCGGGAGGAATCTCCACCATATTGTCCCCGCCAGATACGTGAGTCGTATCCGAAGCAACAATAGTGGATAGCGCTTTGCTGCGGTAAATTCGAGTGGTCGTGGTCCAGTAAAAGCAGTCTATGCCGGAGCCCGGACCGTGCGCAGCGTTCGCTACGCGGCCGTTATTGTTCTGCGACATGGTGCCAGTCAGTGCCGCGGACACGCCTGTTTGAAACGTGAACGCGTTTAATGACGCACCCGTGGCTACAGTGAGTGCCGCACGGAGGTTGAACTTGTACAGGGCCAGTGTTGTAGTGCCATTCGACAACCAGCACGTATGATCCGTGAAACTCGTGCGCGCTTGGATGCCTAAGCCAGCCGCAACTGTTTCCGTCACCGTGGCCGCCGACTTGAGCCAGTAGCATGCCCTGATGTTGTCGGTAGAAACCGCTGACGGAATCGCGGTCCCCAGGGAGTTGAAGTTCTCGTACCTCAGCCCCTTGACCACAAACAAACCGCCGTTTGTTGCTGTAGCGTTCGTTGCCGCCAAAACGCAGCGCAGGTCTTCGATGACGTAAGGTGTTCCGGCACTGATCGTTCCGGCGCCCACCGCAAGAGTTATGCCGGTGTTGCTGCCGATGGCGCTGATCTCGTACCACGTAGTGATTTGGGTAGGATCAGTGCTGCCAAAGCCGATGCGGTTGCCTACGCAGGCGCGATCGGATTGCCAGTTTGTGCCTGTGCCGGTGACCGCTGTTCCAGAAACCGCCACGGTTCCAACGGTGTGCAGGTCATAGGTCATGCGCAGTGCGCGCAGGGTAAAGGCCGTAGCGGTTGGGAAGGTGATGGTTATGAAGCCCTTCCACGTCAGAACATCCGTCAGGCGGTCAAACTCATACGCGATCACGCGTCGAGTAGCAGCCGCCGTAGATATGTCGGCTAAGAACACCCAATCGATCTTGTTGTTGGCAGCACTTGCCCATTGCATAGCCCACGGGAAAGCCACTGCGTTCGGGGTGCTGGCCTCCATCGGGCGGCCGACCGCAATAGGCAAAGGTCCCGCAAACTTGTCTGAGTTGGCAGGGCCTGTCTTTTGGATCATCAATGGACCCAACCCAAGAGCATCGGGGTCGTACGCATCCTCACCAAGCCGATATGCAGCGAGGTTTCCTAAAGCTAGTTCAACAGCGCGTTTCATGACGGCCCCTTAATTCGCACTACTTATCGATCACCTTGTCCTCAACATCCACTACGGGCGACGGCGTATAGACCCGATAGTTGAGGCTACCAACACCGCCGACACGCTCCCACGTTTCGCGCTCGCGACCAAAGCGAAGCATGTCTGGCAAATCCTGCGCACGCTCGTAGTCCAATGTGACAGTAGTGACTGCGCGAACCTTGCCAGCCTCGCGCCCTTGGCGGTTCAACTTGACCTCGACAGGCATGCTTTACTCCAAGTCTGAATCTAGATTTAGATCCAGCGTTGCAAGATCGACAACCAGCACGCCGCGTCCGCGGTACTGGATCGGCCTAACGAACTTTGCATAAGCGACCATATCGCCGCCGCTTACCGAGCCCCAGAAACCGGCCGACTCGCACCTGGACCCGTGCGGGATCTCGAAGCGCAACAAGGTGTCGGCGCGCAGCTCGCCCTCTTTGGGCCCGTCGAACGATATGCGCTGACGCTCGTACAGACCGACCGGAAGTTCGTTTTCGCGAGACGCGTACTTGAACGTGTGAATGCTTAGGTACGGCGCACGCTCAGCAATCGCCCGCAGCGCGATCGCCTTGCCCTCGTCCGTGTACGGCATCAGCCAGGCTCGCGCTCGCCGCCGACAAGTTCGCCGCGCTCGTTGAAGATCGGACGCATCGGGCGCTTCATTGTGGCGTCCAGCCTCTCGACCGCCTCGCCCATTTCACGCATGCCGGGCACGGTCGCCTGAACATTCGCGATCTTCAGATCCTCGATCGGCACGTTCACGACGACACTGACCGGGGAAGCATTCGACCGCTGGGTAAGCGTTGGTCCGAGGTCCCCAAGGCCCGAGGACAGCTCGTCGAGCAGGCCTTCCAGTTCCATGGTCACCGACTTTTCCGCGTGGGATAGGCGAGTCTCGACGTAGGTCATATCGACATCGCGACCAGGCGCGCCCTGCGGCCCGGGCTCGCCGTCCTTTGGGCGCGGCATTTCGGCGACGACCTCACGCGCGCACGACAGGATCATCAGACGCAGCGTGTCGGGATGGATCGGTTCGGCGTCCTTGCCATCCCGAGGCGCGGGCATCGCGGCCAGACGAGCATCGATCAGCGTCGACACCGCGGCCAAGTCCGCGTCCTTGCCATCCCGAGGCGCGGGCCGCTTCGCCAGCGCTTCGTCGACCACTTCGCGGATCATCAGCGCCAGCGTGTCGCGCGGGATCGGCTCTGCATCTTTGCCGTCCTTGCCCGCAGGGATCGCAGAGACGCGCGCAGCGATCTGGGCGTCGACATGGGCGATGATTGCCGCCTCGTCGGCATCGCGGCCGTCCCTGGGCGTCGGCAGGGCCGCCATGCGGGCATCGATCATCGACGCGATCAGGTGCGGGTCGGCGTCTTTGCCGTCTTTCGGCGCCGGCATGGATGCCATGCGCGCCGAAACGAACTCCTCGAGCCAGGACCGGATCTGCGCCGGCTCGACTTTCTCGCCCTGCGGCAGCGTTGCCAGTGCAGCGACGACTTGCTCGCGCACGGTCGCTGATATTTCAGCCGGATCCGCTTTCGGCAGGTTGTCGATGCGCGCGCTCATCGCCTCCATGCGCGCCGACAGATCCTGCACGGCCGGCTCGACCCAGGACTGGACCGCTTTCAGGATCGCTGCTGTGACGCGTTTGATGTCCATCAGGCGGCCTTTCTCACGAGAGACGGCAGATCACGCGCGAGCGCCTCGACGGCTTCCTCGATGTCTTCGTCGGTTTCTTCGTCATCGACCATCGGCGGGGCGGCGACAGACGCGGCATCCTCCGGCCCCTTGCGCTGCGCCAGCTGCTCGAGCTGCCAGTTCTGCTGTTGACTGAGCGGCGCCTCGCCGCCTTTGACGGGCGGCAGGTTCACGCGCAGTCGGGCCTCGTTCGGCGACATGATGGTGCCGCTCACCGCCTTGCCGAGCGCGTCGATCATCGTTGCCTGGTCCATGCGCAGCAGGTCTTCGAGATCGAACTCGCTGCGCAGCGCGCGCCCGGTCAGGTTCAGCCCCAGCCCTTCGTCCAGCAGCGCCTCAATCGATTCGAGCACGTCCTGCAGGCAGTCGCGGTAATAGCGCCGGTCCATGTCTTCGACCTTCTGGCCGGCGGGGAGCGCCTCGATGCCGATCTTGAACGGCGGAACGTGGTAGGTGCTGCAGACCATCTTCGCCGTGAGGCCCAGCTGCTCTATCAACTGCGAGTCTCGCGCGTTGACCGAGTGCGGTTCGTACTTGAGCCCGTCGCCGAGCACAGCGGTCTTGCCCGCGTTCTCGCCGCTGTACCGCTGGTTGAATTCGCGCTTGATGCGCTCGGCCATGGCGTCCGAGATTCGCGCCGGCGCCGTGATGATGCCGCCCGGCATGGAGCGGTTGCGAAAGAACCGCTCGGAATTCTCCTGAATGCGCAGGCCTTGCGATGCGGACAGGCCGCACGCGTACAGCGGGCTGATCCCGACGAGCGGATGGAACAGCGGCGAGCTGCGATCGTGGATGATTTCGGAAGCCGGCAGGATGTCCGCATCGAAGCGGACCTTCGCCAGATCATCGGCGCCGAGCTGGTAGAACACAGAGCCATTCGGCGCGATGAGCGGCAGCGCCTTCATCGGGTCGAGCACATGCATTTCCACCACGATGCCGCGGGCGTCGCGCTGCTTGAGGACGTAGGTATTGCCGGCGGGACCGAGCTTCGAGAGTACCCAGGACTGAATGAACTGCTGGCGCGTCTGGTAGCCGTTCGGCTTGCGCAGGACGGGCGAGAACGCCGCGCTCCGCGTCTTTGTCCAGATGCCGTTCTCGTCTTCCTCGCGAAGATCCAGGCAAAGCTTCGCGGCGTCTTTGGCGATCAACGTCAGGCAGGCGAACACGGCCCAATGCGCGAGCGCTTTGTCCAAGTTTGCCGGCGTCGAGTCCTGCTGCCATGCGCCCGGCGTCGTGTCGAATATCGTCATCCAGCCGCGGTTGGACGGCGGCGACATCAGGCTGGCGGCCTGCATGGCCGGCGCACCAACCGCAGCGCGGCCGATGTTGCGCAATCGATCCATGTAGACGCTCAGACGCCCGGCCATGCTTACTGGCTTCCCTCGGAAGATTTCTTCGCGCGAACGCGGCGGCCTCTTGGCGTATCAACCGTCTCTGGATCGCTATGCTCGAACACCGCTTCAGTCACGACGCCAGCAACATCAGTCTCAGGAGCATCGTCGACCACTGGCGCAAGCGCTGGATCGACGGCGATGTCATACTGCGCACGCTTCAGCGCGACCAGAACCTTCGCGTGCCCAGGCTTTGCGTAGAACACCGCACCGGCCTTCACGTCTTTGCCCGCGTGGCGCAAGTTGCGCGCTGCGACCAGTGCCTTCATCTGCATATCGTGTCGCCTTCAATGAAAACCCCCGAGGGGCCAATACCGCCTCGGGGGCACTGCACTGCTGCGAGACTTACGACGCGACGCCGCCGTAACCAGCGTTGCCGATGTACGCCACCGCGCCGGGGCGGCGCTTCTGGAAGTTGATCCGACGGATCAAGCGGATCGCCGTGCTGTCTTCCTGGAACATGTTGGTCATGTTCGTGGTCGTCGCTCCGGTCGGCACATCCGTTGCGCCGGTCGGGTTGTCTTGCTGCTCGATCGTCGCTTCACGCGAGATCGCCACCTGGATGCCGGTGTCGCCGATCTTCCAGATATCGCGCGGCTTGAGCAGGATGACATCGCCCGAGCCGATGTTGTCGCCCCGGTAAAGCGGATCGCCCTCGAGGTTGCCTGCACGGGCGCCGGTAGGCGAGGTCACATCCGGAAACTCACGCTGGCCGAGCGCGTTGCGCATCAACTGTATCGCCTTCGCCAAGCCGGTCGACGTGACGAACACGAGATCCGAAGCGTTACGGGCCGCGATAAACGGCGCGTACAGGATCTCGATGTCGGTGCGCACTGAATCGCCGTCGGTGCCCGAGGACACTAGAGCGGAGATGCCGTTCAACATGCCGGCTGGCGATACGCCAGACACAGCGGCATCAGCGCTGAAGAACGTCTGGTCGACGCGCTGCGCCATCGCTTGCGCGAGAAGGTCGCGTACCCACATTTCCGCCGAGGGCGTGGAATCCGCCAGAAGTTCGTTGGAAATCACCGACAGCGCGGCGACCTTCAGCGGCGTCAAGTTGACGTTGGACGCGGAGCCGTTCGAATTCGGAATTGCCTTCGATTGTCCGACCCAGCTCGCGGTTGCAACACCGTCCGTGCCCTTGATAGCCACGTTCGCCGGCACTTCACGCAGCGGCAGCGAGTCGAAGACGGTCATGTTGTACAGGAACTCGATGAAGTCACCGGTGTATCGGTTGTCGGCCGTGACAAGCTCCGAGCCCGGCTCGCCCGAGTCCGAGCCAAAGCCCGGCACCGCGGCCATCTGGATCAGCTTCGTCAGCGTCGGATTCGTCTTGTGCCAGCCGCGCGCCATTGCGACGTCGACCGCCGTGCAATGATGCTGGTGAGCGAGCGCCATCGCGATCACGCGGCGCGTCCAGTTCTGGCCTTTGAACTTCTCGTCCTGATCCTTGTTCTTCAGGTTCAGGTACGGAGCGCCACGGGACGCGGGCGAGTTGAAGACGCGCGAGTCGTTGGTGACGGGCGTCGCTTCGCCGGCCATCCGCAGTTCGTACTGCGCCATCATGATGTCGTCGTCGATCGTGGAAAGCTCGCGATCGATCACGGCAGCCTCGCCGCGCATCTCGACTGTCACTTGCTCGCGGTCGGTCCTCATGAGTTGAATAATCTCGGACTGCCGAGCGAGCCTTGCTTGTTTCTGTTCGCGGAGCGCCGCGAGTTTTTCCTGCAGAGTCATTTCAGTTCCTTGGAATATCCCCGTGGCGCCGGGCGAGAGATTGGCGCTCATGACGACCCCAGACTGCGGAATGCCTGACGCGGCGAGCAGTTCGGGTGACATAAGAGCCGGGAGCGGCGAGCGCATGGACGCGCCCGCTTTCTTCTTTTCGTCTGGATCGGAGTAAGCGAAGTCGGCGAAGCCCTTCTCGACGGCTTGCTTTCCGGTCAGGTAGGTTTCTTTGCGCATGAGCGTGAGCACTTCGGCCAGCGCCATGCCGGAGCGGCGCGCGTACAGTTGCGCGACCTCCTGGTCGATCATGTCGAGCAGATCGGCAAACTCGCGCAGATCCGCCGCATTGCCGCCGACCATGCCGGCCGCGGAATGGATCATCATCAACGCAGCCTCGCCGATCTCGATGCGGTCGCCGGCCATGGCGATGACGGAAGCGGCCGAGGCGGCCATGCCACGAACGGCGATCGTCACGCGGCCGGGATGCTCGCGCAGCTCGTTGTAGATCGCGATGCCCTCGAAGGCGTCTCCGCCCGGGCTGGAAAGCACGACGCGTACATCGCGCCGGCCGATGGCCTTCAGTTGCTTGCGCACGCTGTCGAGCGTGATCTCCCCGAGGCCGACATAGCCGGTAATCGTCACCTCTCCGGCGGCGGGCTTCGCTGCCATGGCGACGGCCCTATCCCACTTCGCCACGGCGCTCGGAGGCGCCCGAAACGTGAGCCCGCCGGGCTTCGCGTCCAGGCGAATCTGCGGCAGCTTGCGTCGGTCCATTTCTCGGGCTCCAATGAAAAAGCCCAGCGACGGTTTCCCGTGCGGGGCTTGCTGTGATCGAAAGATCTCGCGGACTACACGAGCAGAACTTGGTACTCGCGCCGAGGCGCCGGATTCAGTTGCATCAGCGAGACGGCATCGAAGAGCGCCATCAGCGGGTCAATCTTCGCGAAGCCGGACGCAGCCTTCGTGACGATCACGGCATTGCCGCGCGGCTCGACCTTGGCGTTCCCGATGCACCAGGCCATCATCGGCTGTCCGCCGTGCACCATCGTCCCTTCCGCCAGTTTGCGCTCTGCGGTCTTGATCGCGCCGGTGAGCTTCCATCCCTGCGAGATCGCAACGATCTCCTCCTCTGCCACGCCAGCGTCCATCAGCGCGTCGAGAATCGCGCCGATGCCGTGACCATCGACCCCGAACTTGTCCAACTTGCCGGAGTCCTTGACCTTCCCGGCAATCTCGGCGACCTCTGCAATGTCGTCGCCCATGTGTTCGACGAGCGTCAGATGACCGTCGGTCGCGAAGTCCTTAAACCGCTCTGCCTCAGACTTTCTGCGGTCGAGCACGGAAGGATGCGCCCAGGCATGAGCCCAGACCAGCCAGTCATGGCTGCCTGTCTCCCTGCCAAGCACCACCAAGCCGAGCAGGTCGTCCAGGCCTCCGCCGTCTATCCCAACGTCGACCACCTCGCAACGCTCCAGTAACTCGTCGAGCGTGAATGCCGGCCTCGCCTGCTGCTCCCAGAAGTCCGCGCCTACCCAGCGATCGGATCGAAGCGCCAGACCGATCTCGACATTCAGATGCTGCGAGCCCCAGGCGCGCAGCTCCTCTTCGCCGCTTGCCTCTGCGGTTTTGAACTCTTCGACCAGACGATCAATCGATATCGATCTGCCGGCGTTCGGCGTGACCATGTGCCAGTTCGCCGGGTCTCGCCATTCGCGCGACTTCTGCATCGCCTCCGAGAACTCGTAGAGCACCGGGAGCATCGCTCCCTCCTGCCGGCCGTCTCGGATTGCCCGCGCCTTCGTCAGCTCGGACTTGAATACGCCGCTGGGCGCCTCTTCCGACTGCGTAGTGATGAACGCCATGAACGCTTCTGGGAACGGCAGCATCCCGCCGCGCAGCTGGCGGATGGCGCTCGCCGCTTTGCTCATCTTCGCAACCACGTGCAGCTCGTCGATCAACACCCCGGCGCATTTCTGCCCAGTCAGCACGTTCGGATCGAACGTCATGATCTGGAGCTCAGCCTTCGTGTCGCGGTGCACGATCGTCTTCAAATGCTCGCGCACGTGCAGCTTCTTCGACAGCACCGGATCGAGCGCAATGGCACCGCTCGCAGCTGCGAACGCGAGCTCAGCAACGTCCTGCACCGGTGCCGTCATGATGAACGGCGCGTGCGGTCTCTGGTTCAGCAGCAGCGCGGTCAGCATCAACAGCGCGCCATTCGTCGTCTTCGAGTTCTTCTTCGGCACCAGCAGGAAGAGCTCGCGCACCAGGCGCATGCGCGATACCGGATCCAGTGACCCGTTCAGCACTCTGACGATGTCGCGAAACCAATCGCCGGAAGCCTCCGCCATCGTCGGCGTTCCCGGAACGTCGGACAGTCTCAGGCGATCGAACACGGCGACGGCCCGATCCCCCTCTGCCGGATTAGGAAGCACCAGATCCGGAACCAGCGAGCGCCCCTTGCGAAGCCGCCGCTCCCAGTCCGGGCACGCCAGGCTGATCGTCACTGAAGCGGGGCTTGCGTCGGCCTAAGCAGCGTTTCCCAGTCTGTGCCGTTCTGAGCCGTAAGCGCTTCGGCGTTCGCCTGGGCCTTCTTCCCGACCTTCTCGGTCTCGCCATGCTCCTTCGCCGGCGGCATCTGCGGCGGGCATGCCGACCGCGGCTCGACCTGCATGTACAGGCGCGCGGCCGCTACATTTCCCCTCTTCGCGGCGCGACGCAGAGCTTCCAACACTTCGAGGCGCTTCGCATACGCGCCGATCGTCAGTTCATGCTCGAAATGCTTCTCCAGCGTGTTCCTCGCGATGCCGAGTGCGAGCGCGATTTCCTCGTGCGCCATGCCGCCACCAGCAGCCACGGCTACGCGCTGGCGCATCGCCGGCGTCGGCTTGAATGCTGGTCTACCTCGAGGCATGACTTTCTGCGCAAAAAAGTGGCTGATCGGCCCGAAATTCGAAGCCGACGATAAAAAATCTCCGCGTGGG